TTTTTCAGAAATTTCTAATTTTAAGAAAAAATCTCCATATTTACACATATTTCTAATCCAAGGCCATAAATTAAATTCTATATTTAATACATCATAAAATAAGTTGTATAGAATTTTTTGAACATCTTCATCTGAACTTTTAATTTGAAGTACTTCTCCCATATCATTTTTTAGAGTACATTCATCAGAGATAATGTCTAAAGCAGAAGCTATAATAGCATCTGTATCCATTGCATCATATTCAGAGTATAATTGTGGTCGTAACATTAAGTAGTTAAAACTACTTTGATAACCATAAATTGAAGTATTAGCATTAGTATAAATTCTATTAAATCTATCTACTAAAGCATTTGTTTCATATTCTCCTGAAACTTGGATTTTGTTTATATCAACTACTTTTAATTGGTCTTCACCATCATTTCTAATAATTACGTCTGTTGAAAATAATCTTCTTAATCTTCCAAATAATCCAGTATCTGCCATTTTTGTTTTTTATAGTAGCCAAGAAATATCTTCTTCGCCGTTTGAATAAGGGTTGTCTATTTTATAAGGATTTTTAAATGAACCATTGCTTGAATACCCTCCAGCATATGGAGAATTGTTATTACTAACATTATTAAGCATACTTTTGGTCATGTCCATTCCTTTTTGTCTTAATTTAAATGCTGTTTCTCTTAAATAACAGCCTATAGAAAAAGATAAAACTAAATCATCGTTATACCCTGTTTGGGCTTCAGCTCTACCATTTCTCCATATAAATACTTTCATTTCTTCTAATAGTCGCACAGATCTAAACGTAACACCACGATCTCGTACTGCCTCTTGAAATTTACCAATTGCTATTGGTCTAGTGTTTGAGGCCATTGTAAATCCAGGTGTCATTTTACTATAATCCATATAAGGATCAAAGTAATTATCTACAGACATACTATTACCTTTAGGTGAATGATACAAATTTTGATAACCCCTATCAAGGATAGTTTGAATAGTTGACCATCCTATACTTGAATTTTCAGGTGCAAGTAAAGCATTATTATATTCAGTTGCTATACCAACT